TCTTTAAGCCCCATGCCTTTACGAACACTATTGAAGATCTTCTTAGCATCAAAGTTATTTACAACTCTAGGTAGTCCTTGGCTAAATGCTGTAAAGTCATTTGCCCTTGCAGCATCTCTTTGTTTTGTTGCAGATGCTCCTTCAGCTCCCTTAGCATCAGGATCTCTTTGGCCTGCAGAAACAACATCTATTCTTCGAAAGTTATAAAGACCATGTTTAGCTTTTTTACCATTATACTTTTTGATAAGAATATCAAATTCGTTAACACGATCAGAACCTACAACCATAACCACATTAACAAAACCTTCATCATATAATGATTGTAGAGCATCGAATACTGTTTTAATTTTTTTGTTTAACATGATTCGACGTGCATAACGAGGAAACATTTTCCGTGCAATCTTTATCTTATCATTATATTGTAATGGATTATCTTTACTATCTTGTGATTGAGACAGATAAACTCGATATTGATTATTACCGGCTAATGTTGCTAACTTCTCTAGAAGTTTTCCATGACCAATAGTAGGTGGATTCATTCTACCAAAGGTAAAATAAACCCGCTTTTCTTCTTCAGCTAGAAAAGTTTTAAACGAATAACTCATTAACCCTTTTTTCTCTCAACTTCTTTTTTACGAACATCTTTAAACATACGCTTAGCAAACATATCTATTCTTTTCTTTACAGCAGGAGCAGCCATACGTTTTTCTAGTTCTGCTCTACGGGCAAATGATAACTCACTCTTACCTTTACCTTTAGTAAGTTTCTTAAGAATAAATGTACGAGCTTGTTTACGTGCTCTACTTCTTAATTTTTTAGTGTCAGCCATTTTTCGTTTAGCGCGATCACGGCCAATTTTGATCTTGGCTTTCATTCGCTTAAGCTGTCGGGATTTAGCCATTCGTTGTTGAAGAGTTAATGCTTCAACAGTAGATTTACCATCGTCATCTTGTGGAGCAAAGTGTGGACCACCACTACAATCGTGTGGACAATCAGTCGTTGGCTTACCTTGTTCATCACCACAATCTTTACATATCATTTTTGTAGCTTCGTACATATGTCTCTTACGTTTATATGCACGATAATTTGTAAGCTCATCTTCGCCCGGACGATATTCTACTGTGTATAAATCTTTAAAGCGCAGCAGTTTTTCTGCCATCGTTAGTTCCTTCCTGGTGTATCCCATCCTTTTAATATATTGGGTGAAAAGTTTGCGTATGAGAACTCCATACGGTCCACAATTTTCACTGCATCACTACCAAGTTTGTCAATTGCTACATATCCTTCTTGGCCCGTAGTTCTAAACCCTCGTTTAGTTTTTAAGAAAGCCCTTACAGACTGTAGCTGATTAAGTATATTTATAAGTTTTAGTTTTGCTAGAATTATAGATCTTTGTAATTCAAAAATATTTTTTAGTGCTGTTTTATTTTTACTTGAAAAGAAATTTAGTATCTCACCAAGTTTTAATCGTTGTGAATCTTTACCTTGATCAGTAGATCTTTTATCAATTTCTTTTTTATACTTCTGTTGAATAAACTTTATAAGAGCATCTACTCTTTTAGCCGGATCAGGTGGCATCGCCTGAGCTCTTACATATGAATTTGTATGTTGCTCAATCAATTGTGTAAGGATTTTATTCTTTTCAAGCTGTCGAAGTGTATTACCTGCAATCTTATTGAATATAAATCCTGCATTCCTTAGGTGTTCATTTACTTCTTCTGTATCTTTTTGTGTCATAGTATATCGAGTTAAATCTCGAAGCATGGCATCTTGTGACCATACATTCTTTGATTTTTTAAATTTAGATATATCTACACCAAAGCTTTGCTTCATTCCTTCGAATGAGTTTCCTGTGTAGCTCGTATGCCACACGATTCCAATCTTTGCTGCCTTAATTTCCCCGGCCATGTCCGTGCCAGCCGGTACTGCATATAAGATTGTATTGGGGTGGAACGTAACATACGATTTATTTTTGATTTTTTGTGTTTTAAGATCCGCTTTACTATACAAAAAATCACCTTGGACTACTCCTTTGATTCCTAACTCGGGTAGATACTGTAGAGCGAGCTTAAGCTTTGTACTGAGATCGCCGCTAGTATCAGCATCAATATCAGCATTACTCTTGTATACTTTGGGAGATTTGTTAAAGATCCCCTTTTTCGCCACGAAGAATCTACCATCACTAGGGTCGATCCCAGCAAACACAGCAGGAGCACCATCCCATTTGACACTAACATTTCCATCATGTACGCCTCCTAGCATATCTCTTAAAGAACGCAATGCCATGATTGCGTCTCTAGTTCCTTTGACTCCACCGTAGACTACCTTATCCTCGATATGAGTCATATGAGTATTCTTTTGTTCTGTTATATATTCATTGAATTTCATGATGCAATAATCTTTGGTTTAATTGTTCCTTGAGTAACAACATCTACAAATATCTGAGAATCTTTTACATTGCCAATATGATATATTTCTCCAACTTGATTCTTAGGAGTTGTATTGATCATCAGTATAAGTGGATTTTTGTTTAAGTATCTGGATGCTGCTTTACGATAAGGTGTTTCCACATCTTTATTCCATTTAGAAGCTAAGCCTTTATCTTTCATTATAGCTTCAATCTGTTTACCATTTACACCGTTTTTTTCATTACCCATTCTTAATTTAGGATCTACTATTGCTCTTAATTCAAATGCAGCTTTTACCATTCTATCCATAGGAACAGTGCCACCTAGTTTAAAATCTTTATAAGCGTTTTGCTTAGCATTGAAATTACCAGCTTTAACTTCATACTTATTACTACCAACAACCAAGTCTACACCGGCAGATGAACCTCCACCTAGGTGTGCTTTGTCAATAAGGAAAAACAATGTAGCTTCACCTGGGCCTACACCTTTTAGATTATAAGTATGAAGAGCTTTAAACTTCGAAGGATTCTCTTGCTTAAGTTTCTTTATAAGTTTATTCAATTCATTTTTTGTAGGTGTACCTTTAATAGTTTTTTCTAAATCAAACTTAGGAAAGAAATGCATATGAAATAGATGTTGTATTTCTGCTTTGTAATCTAAAGTAATAAAGTCATCACCTTTTAAATTAAAAGATGTAACTTTTTGAGCACGTGCCAAAAACTCGGCATTAAGCTTACTTACATTCATCGCCGCCATCTCCTGTATCATATCAAATGTTTTAAATTTAAGCATATAATAATTCCAATCTTGACTTATTATACCCTATTTATACAAGAAAGTAAACAAAAAAAGAGCACCTAAATGCTCTTTTTATTACTTACGACCTAAATACTTAGGTACATTCGCTTCTTTTTTAGCCAACCATTTTTTATACCAAGCTACAATCCATTTCATTTTTTGTACTCAGTATTTCTTTTTCGATCATTGTATTGTTTAATGCCTTGCTGTCGAGCTTTCTCACGATTCTCAGGATATAAATGCTCAAATCCTTTCATGTTCCAGCTTTTAGCCCATGCCGCAGTTTGTTCTATACTATGTGCTTTCATACTGTGCTTCCTCCATTAAGAGGAGTAGAAATAGAATGATCAGTATAATCTCCATCTGATCGATATTCTCTACAAACAGTTTCACGAATCATCTTACCGCTTTTCATTTTATACGTGACTAATTCACGTCTAATTACACCTTGACTCGATAAGTTGTCAAGTGCTGATTTCAAAGGGCCGTCGTTCATTTTACATTTCCTTGTATCGTTTCACCAATTTTGCACAGTCTTTAGGATTATCTATTAATTGACTCTTGACTGCAGATAACCTTTCAAGTCTCATGCGTTCTGCTTTATGTATTTTAATATTACCACTTAAAATATCTATCTCTTTATTAATGGCATCGATACCTTGTGCCATAGCCTTTACATCTCTATCTACACTTCTCATTCGTGTTCTCCACCATTGCCTCGACCAAGTCCACCGAAATATTGTGGAGCTCGTCTGGCTGTTTCAAATGTTCCGACAGTAATTGCAATAGCTGCAAGTAGAATAACATGTCCGATAACACTTACACCAAATGCTGTCCAACTACCAACGATAAACGCAAATACAATACACCACATCCAAGCCAACACTTGCATTACTAAGTGCCGTACTTGAAGATCTGGAATATTACTGAGTGGATTTCGTTTGTCATCCATTACAGCATTCCAACCATTAACTACAAATGTTCTCACTGGATAAACTCCCTTTTCATATGTTACTTTTAGTGGATAGTGAGCATCCACTATGTCTTTAAATTCTATAGCATCGTACTGATCAATAAAATATCGAACTACAGTATGATCTCTAAAGTATCCTTTAACGCGGTACACTTAACCACCACCTAACCAGTTACCAACTACTTCTATAGGACACTTGTCCTGATATTTACACATTTGATATAACTGAGTAGAAGTCTCTATGGCGGTACAACCACTCATAGAGACTACTATTATGATACCAAATACAACCCGCATTATTTAGCAGTTATGTGAGCGTTAGTTCTATCATCAGTATATTCTCCGTACACTCTGATCTTACGCCCAGTAATAGCTTCTTTATAAGTTACAGATTTATTGTTAGCTCGAATATATGTATAGCCTTTCATGAATATAGCACCTTTACTTGCTATAATCATAGGCGTATCCATTTCTTTTAGCAGCTCTTCAGCATGCCGCCCTTGTTCTACTTGATCAATAAGTTGTTTTCTATTGTATTTCATAATATAAGCCCTCCTTAGGCTACTTCTGCATATTCAATTGCTGACGATAGTGCTTTTGTTTTGCGGACTTGGTTTCCGCCGAACCATGATGAATACAACCGATTATCTGAATTACGACCCTGTACGTGATCTGTAATAAAGGTAACTGAATTGAATGCTTGCCACCATGAACCTTCACCGTATTCTGCACCCGGCTGAGTCTCTAATGCATCATATGCAAGTTTTGCATTACGTGATAGAGTATCAACAGAGAGTCCTTTTCCTTGTACACGTTTGTCTGCGGTACGAGGGAATACGGTGTTAAGGTATTCAATATAAGAGTCATTAGTGAATCGCTTACCAGCAAGGAACTGAGCTACATCACTATATGTATTCATTTTCTTTGCAGCAATACCTAATGCACTCTTAACACTTGATGCATCAAACTCTACACGATGGCCAACTCTTACTGAGTTATCAGTCTTTGACTCAAGCGAGTAAGATAGAGTGTTGTTGCATACCACACGGATAGGAGTAAAGCGAATGTCAATTGACTTGCCATACTGATGTGGATTCGAGAAAAGAAGGTATGAATCGATACGATCGCCACCAAGGATCTCAAATGAATCCTTGACTTTGGCCAATGCCCATACCATCTGTCCACCTTTGAGTGAACCAGCTGTATGCATCTCCATATCGCCTGACATTACAAACTCAGAGAAGAAGTCAAAAGCTTTTTCATTCTGAACTGGATTCCAGTTTTCACCAACGTTAGTCAGGATCTTACCGTCTGTTTCACGGACCAAAGACTTTTGACCTGTTGGCATACGCTTACCATCAAACTCGATAAATGATTCGACTTCACGGACTGACCAATTCAGTTCAGCTTTGTCCATCATTTGAACTGGTGTTAAGTCATTGCTGACGGGTACACCTAATCCATGCCATGGGACCTGACCCGCATACGCCATTGTTTCTACTTGATGTGCCATTATATATCTCCTTAAGCAGCTTTTACAAGTGATGCAGTAACATTCCATATGCCATCTGCTTCAGTTTTAACACGAATGTTCTTTTTAAGAACTTTAATAACTTTACCTGACATGGCACCTTTACGACCTGACCATGAAACAGATTGTCCAACTTTAAAAGACCTAGCAGCTCGAGCTACTTTGATATTGCGAGCATCATTAAACATACTAGCAATTTCACTCATCTGTTCGTCTGATGCTTCTACAAACAGGGCTTGAATCTTTGACATTTGAGACTTACTTAACATTATATATTCCTCTCATTTCCATTTTATAGATCTATTATACCACAGTTTTCACTTAATGTAAAGGATAAAATGCATCTAAAGTGCATTTATTTTTCGATAACTTTGGACTGCACCCGGAACCATAGAAGGATACTTTCCTAGAAATGTTCCAGCCTTGAGGTCATGCTTTGTAATATACAACTTATGACGGTGATCAACACTATCCCAGTTTTCTAATAGCCACTTACCTAGCTCATCAAACTCGGCATCAGAAATTAAAGGGTTATCTTCTTTATAATAAGCATATGAACACATGAGATATTTAGCTATTGGGTTCTTCACAGAGTAGCTCCTCTACTGATTTAATATGTTTGCACTTTCTGAAAGCAATGCAGGTACAATCAAAACCTGAATCGTACATGCCAACAAGGTAGTTGTTACCTTTACTTCCAGTAACAGGCCATTGGACACCGACTAAGTGGTGACCTTTGGTATCGATAACTTCAGACTGATGCGCCATTAGATAAACATCAGGATTGGAAGTGAAGCCATGGCAAACATAAAGATGATACCTAAAATAATCTGTCCCATAATAATCTCCTAGAATCTGATTGCAGCTAATGAACAAGCAGTCTCGCTTGCTTCGATGCCGAGCTCTTTAGCCAGCATATACTGTAGAGAGTCTGAAGAAGTACCTTCAGGCTTTGACATACAAAAGTCAATGATTTCTCTCCAAATATCATTGTGATCCGGATTCTGAAACTCAAACTTAATCATTATAAAACTCCTCTTTATTTATTTTATAGATCTATTATACCATAGTTTTTCAGTAATGTACAGGAAAAAATGCACTTAAAATGAAATTAAATCATATTTTTTTGCTGTTGCTACTAAGGTATCCCAATCAACTGTGTAATGAGCATGAAAACTTAACATGCATCTAATTTGTGGTGCTTTTTGCTCACAGTTGTGCCATATACCTGTTCTAAATAGTACTGGCTTATTTTTTATTTCAAACTCATATATACATTCCATATCATAGATATTATTATTAGTCTTATGAGTTTCTAAACTATTGCCATCACCAATCCAAAAATCATATGGCATAATTACATCCGGGTTTTTTTGCCTCCACCAACGCGTAATATCACCTACAGGTTCAAATAATGGAATATTCAAAGCACATTGTGTAATAGCGTCTGGGCTGGTGCTTTCATATTGTAGGTGTTCATTCACATCTAAGTGTATAGCTGATGTTCCTAAGTCTTCGGTAGTATGATTTATGATTCGAACCTTTTCACAAAACCATGGCTCTAAAGGACCTAGACCTTC